CCAGTAAACAGAACCCTCAACAGACCAATCATTTAATCTATAGTTATTAACTACATCGGATAAAGTAGGTAAGTATTCTTCTAATATTACAATTCTTGCTTCTTCAAAACTTTTTCCCTCACTAAGTTCTTTTAATAAGTAAGCTGTTTCTCTAAGTTTTTGATCTTCAGCAATGCTTTTCCATATTGGATCAGTTTTACTAGCCTCTTGTATAGTTTTATCTATTGTAATTATTTTTAACAATAATTGTTCTGGTGTTAAATCCGCGGTGTCTATGTGAACTACTTCGTGAACCACTGTATTTGAGGCTGCCCAATCACCTTCGGCTTCTATCATGTTTTGTACTATATCTGTACATATAACAAACATCATATTATCTTTACTAGTTAACGCTAGAGATTTAGATCCGCTATTGTTTTCTTTTTCATTTAAGTAATTATCTATTTCTTCTTTAGTAAAACTACCGTATCCATTTTTTTCAAAATGTCTTCTAACATCATCTTTTGATTTTAAATAAACCGCTTTTTTTCCAAAATCTTTATGTCCTTCTCGTGTCGTGTTGTTATTTATTTGATTACACTTATCTTTTCCTTCTGTTAATAGTTGGTTTACACGTCTTATATTAACTTGTTTTTGTTGAGCGTTTTTTACTTTACTTTTTCTTCTGTAAATTCTTGCATATAAATTTTTATATTCACGAGATCCTTTTTCTAAATCTTCTAACTCTTTTTCAAGTTTAGTTATTTCTTTTGTATTCTTTATCTTTACTAACTCTTCATTTATTATAGCTTGCTTTTCTTTAGCATTTAAACTCTTAAGAACAGTATCGTCTAAACTTGATAATCCACTTTTAGCTGCCTCTAGCGCTTCAATTTGTTTAGTCATATCATCAAAATCTAAATCACCATTTTGATAAGCACTTTTTACACCGTCTATTTCCGCTTCACACATTATTCGTACATGCTCTGGGTTTTTATAAGATAAAATTCTTCTTTGTACCGCGTCATAAGCTTGACTAACAGTTTGATTACCTAATCTTCCACCCATAAATATAAAAGGAACAGTAATAAGTGTTGTAAAAGCAACGTTTAGATATCTAGCTCTTATTTCCCCAGGCGTACCAATAGATACATTATTTTTTAATTTATAATAATCACTTATACCCTCTTGACCTACCTCAACAATTTTTTCAACAAATACTGTACTAAATCCTTCTTTAGTAAAATTTTTTAAAGCCTTCTTGCTAGAAGTTTGACTCAATGTCTTTTTAAGTCCTTCTTTTGTAATACCTTGCCAAAAACCTCTAGGTAAAATTGTTCCACCAAATCTTCCAATAACAAATAAATCACCAAGATATTCTAAAAACCAACTACCAGTACCAACGGCATGAGCATCGGCTATAGCTTTATCCATAAGACCAGATTCAATAACATCAAACATAACTTGTGTTTGATAGCTAACTGGTAATTTATTGAAAGCATCTATTGATAAACCTATTTCTTTAGCAGAAATATCCATTAGTGCATCATAAAAAAATCCACCAGCAGACTGGTTGAAGTTTGTCATACCAAAAGTCATTATATTAACAAACATTTGCACAATTTGAGTACCTAAAACTTTCTGGTTATCATCAATATCATAACTCCATTTAGTCTCACCGTTTGCGTCAGTAACAAATTGAGGTTGCCCTAATTTTTGTAATATTTCTTGATATTCTTGAACTTCTAAAAAAGATTCAAATATTTGATCTTGCCAAATATCACCAACTTCTTCTAATTTTTTTAATAGTTCACCAACAGTATACTCGGTTGGACCAGAACCGTATGCTTTTTCTAATTTATTCTTGGCTTGAGCTTGATTGTATTGGGAATAACTCGATTTTAGAGTTTTATAATCTCCATGTTCAATACCTGTTATTTCTCTCCATTCCTTAGTAAATTTTTTTGGAAATTTTTTTGTTGGTTGTATATCTAACGCTTGATTTAACTGTCTTGTATCTGGTAATAACCTACAAACACTTTCTTTTGGTCTTTTATTTACGTCAGCAACATATTTGTAATTTGCTTTTATATCTTTTTTACCCGGCTCTAAACAATACCATTTATAACCCCATTCTTTTTTTCTTTTATCTGAAACCGGTCCAAACCACCACTTAAATTCGGTTTCTTTAAAATATTTTTGATATCCTTCAAATTCAATTTTCTCATTAGGGTTTCTATTTCTTAGATTATATCTACTTATTATATTTTCTACTAATTTAAGTTCTTGTGCGTTTCTCCACATTTTTGCATTTTTAAGACCCATTGGTATAACAAAACGCCCAGCATCATACATTCCTTGTAAAAGATCGTTATCTGGCCCTCTAAAGATTATTGGATAATACTCATCTCCAGTTTCTGTTTTTACAGCTTTTTTTATTCTATTTGTATAAACAGAATTTATAGCGCCCTCAATTAAACTCATATGCGCTTCGTAATCTTCGTTATACATAATGTTTGTTAAAAACAAATCATCAATAGCAAGTTCTAATTTTTTTTCTAATATAGTATAATCTTTTTCTATCTCTTGTCTTTCTTCTATAGATAAATTTTCAATTTCTCTTTTAATGAGCCCGTTTATATCTTCATCTGTAGGTTTAGATTCTTCTTGTATTTTTTTAAACACATCTGTTTGTTTAAATTCGCTAAAGTAATTTAACCAATTTAAATCTTGACTAGATAAAAGCAATTCTGATTCTTTAACACCTTCTGGTTTTACTTGCTTATTAATATCATTTATATCTTTAGTCATTTTGTAAACAGCCTCAGAATACACATTAAAGTTTTCTCTTCCAAACTCATCATTAATATAACTGTTTATATACTCATTAATTTGATTAGTATATTCTTCCCTATTTTTTTCTAGCCAAACATTCATAGGTATCTCTAACACTGGTTCATAATCGGGAAAACTCAACGATATTTTATTAGTACCATAACCCTCTGTATCGACACTCAGTCCTAAACCGCCATAGAAATTTTGTAGAGATGATCGTCCTTTGTCTTCGTCTAATTCAAAGAATTCTGGTTTTATAGTTAAATCATCATTGTAAAAAGGATGTACAAATTCTTCTTCTTTTTCTATTTGCTTATCTAGTTCTTCCTCTACTTCTTTTTGCTTATCACTTATATCTTCTTGTTCTTCTTTTACCTCTTCTTCAACTGTTTCAATTTCAATCGGTTCTTCAATAGCTACAAGTTCCTCTTGTTCCTTCTCTTCTTCTGTAACTAATTGTTCTGATCCAGTTGGAGCAAAAGCATACATATCACCTGACTCTTCTAAAGCTTGACCACTTATATTAACACTAGGTGGTGGTACATCAATATTAGGGGACGTTATAGTTTGTCGTAAAGGAGATTTTTGATTAATCTCTTTTATAACTAACTTAATATCTTCCTCAGACACATTGTCTGCTAACATGTTCTCTACTAGTTTTTCTAGATATTTGCTCATATTATATTTTAACTATATTTTTCTATTAATTGCTGTGCTCTTGACTTATTTGCTAGTGGACTATTTCGCATCATATGCTGTGGTAATTTTTGGTTCTTTTTAGTCTCTTGTTTTTCTAAACTTACCATAGTCTCCTTATGTATTTGATCTACAGATTTTTCATTTTTAGGTCTTCTATTATTATAAGCTTGTGTTAACTTGTTAACCAACCAACCGTGAATTTCGTCTTCTAATCTCTCTTTATCAAACATATCACTTTCAGGCATTGCCCAAGAAATATCTTCATTAGGATTTGCTTGCGCAAAATCTTGTATCCAAGCTTGACCGTATAAAGGATCATGTGCCCAAGAAAGTAAACTATCTTGTTGTTTTATTAATAAATCAGCTTGTCCTTTTACTATATTTTCATTTAAAGGTCTATTTGCTTCAGCATCATCTTGCATTGTACCTAATATATCTAAAAATGTTGCTAAACCAGAATCATCTTTACGGAATACACCACCATCTAAATCTTGAACTCTTCTTATATCTTCTAATCCATATGATTTTATACCTATTCTACCTTCAGGATCAATACCAAAATCAGTATTTGTGTCACCCATAAAAGCTAAATTAGCTATAAATTTTTCATCTTTTCTAGATCCATCTGAAACCACAGATCCACCTATTGCTCCTGGAGTTGCATCACTACCATTTCTTTCTAACCATTCTATAAACTTACCAGCGTACGAAGTAACGTCTTGAATTAAAGTGTTTACATGTGCGTTTAATTGCTGTTCTAATAATTTATCTTTGTTTTTACTAGCATCTATTATTTCTTGTTTTTTATTTTTTAACCATTTTGTTATTGTGCCAACCCATTCTTGATTTTTTATAGTTTCTATAGGTTTTTGGAAATTTGGATCATACTCTGTATGGCTAATAAATTTCTCAACTTGATTATCTATACCATCTCCATACATCATCATTTTATCCCATATTGTTTCGCCACTTTCAGAGACAGGTGTTTGCTGTAATGAATCTTCAATAATTTCTTCTTGATGAAATGGGCTATCATACTCCATAGGTGTTCCCATATTACCCATCATATCTTGTTGTGGTTGATTAGGCATCCACTTTTTACGAACATTTAAATAACCTCGATCACGTCTAGCAAACGGTGTTGTTTTTTTAATAGGTATTTTATACGTAACTGGTGAATCTTCTTTATAGCCACCAAGACCACTATCATCTTCTTGTGCCGGTGGTGGTTCTACTATAGGGTTCGTAAAAAACCCTCTAGCTTCCATTTTTAAAACGGCGATTTCTTGTTTAGTAAAATTTTGTTTTGCTATATCTCCCCTTTCTTTAACTTTACTTCTTTTTATTTTAGCGCTGTTTAAAATTTGTGTATAATTATCAACAAAAGTATTCCAATCATTTGGAGAAATAGTTAAATATTTACCTTTAGGTGGTTTTTTTCCTGGAAATCCAGGAATTTTACTAAGAGTTGGGTTCCAGACATTAGCATTAAAATTTATATTACCATCTTCAGTATTAAAACTATAGTCAAATTCTTTACCTTGACTGTCTTTACCTTTATTTGTCTGACCAGTTATTTTATATATTGGTTTTTTATAATTAGGATTTTTTATATTATTACCGTTAGCATCTACTATTTTCTCACCGTTAGCATCTATCATAAATTCATTTTTATCAACACCAACTTTTTCAAAGTTATATTGATAATTTCCTTTTTTTCTTTCTAAATTACCACCACCTAAATGATTACTTGCAGGTGAATTTTTATCAGTCCAATTACTTACAACATTTACGTTTACATTATCTTCAGACAAAGAATTATTAAACGCTTCTTGTTGACTAGAACTATACTCATTATCTCGATTAATTTTTAGATTTTTCTTTCTTAAATCTTCTTCAATCCTTTTTAATTCTTCAGCTTCAGCTTGCTGTTGTTTTTTTAATTCTTCAGCTTTCTTTTGTTCGTCTAACTTTTCTTGTTCTTCCTCGTTTTGTTTATCTAAATCTTGTTGGTTTGTAGTTGTAGTTGTAGATACTGCTTCTTCTGCTGCGCAATCGCAACCTCCATCTGGTGTTGTTTTACCTTTAGTTTTTGTAACGCCATCTGCTCCTATACACTCACAATCTTGTGGTACAAAATCTGGTGGAACTTCGGTAGGTGGTGTTGTTGTTGTTGCTGAAGTATCATCTGATGAACAATCACAATCTTTGTCATCTGCAAATAAATTTGTTTTACCTTCACATTTACACATTTCCTTTTTATCTTCTGGCCAAATCTTTTTAGATTGTGTTTCGGGTTTTTCTCTGTCTGTTTCGCTTTCACCTTTTCCAGAACCAGGATCACATTCACATTTACCAGTTTCAGGATTTCTTCTACCAGTATAAGTTTTTGTAACACCGTCTGCTCCTTCTTCTTTACATTCACAAACATCGCTATCACCCTTGCTTCCAAATTTTTGATAAACATTCATAGCATCTTGTAATGCTTTTTTCATAGGATCAAACATTTTATCCCATTTAATTTCACCATAACCAGTAGCTGTTTCACCACCACTATAATAATTAGTTAATGCTGCTCCTTTAACTAAAGTTGAATTTATTTTTAATGGAGATATATTGCTGTTTAAAGCGGAACTATTATCTTTTTTCTTTGATTTCTTTGCCATATTTGTTTTATTTTAATTTACGCCGCACCACCCATAAATGTTTTGCCTTGCATTTTATTACCCATACCAAATGACATAACACCACCAGCAATATCACCAATTCCAGACACCATCATGTCTGTTGCTCGTTGTCTAGCGGCATCTGCAGCTCCCTTTCTCTGTTGTGCCATACCAAATAAAGTTTCTGTACGATCTTTTTCTTGAGTAAATTTCCATTGTTCACCAGCAGCTTTCTTCGCTTGTATAGCTTCTTCTCCTCTAGCGGCAGCCATTCTATTAGCTTGCTCTTGTTGTCCGATGGAAGCTGAGGCAGCGGCTATTTGTTGTTGCCCTTGATTAGCCATTTGTTGCGCTAACGCTGCTATACCAGACCCACCAGCAGCACCTTGTAATCCCTGCATGATATTTGCTTGTTGTTGTTGGTTTTGTCGTGCAACAAAATCTGCTTGTTGTGTATTTACTTCTAAATCTTCATAAGTATTTTCTAAATTAGCATAGGGATTAGTAATGTCCATACCTTCATATTCGGCTTTACGTTTTGCTAGTTCTGCATTTGCTCTTTTTTGCTCTGCTATTCTAGCTTTTCTACCTATAAATGATCCAGCAACTTTAGCTATACCACCTATTCCGCTTACTATACCACCTGCCGACGTCATCGCGCCCATCATTGCCATTGGGTCCATATTGTTTCTTTTTAATTATTAATTTATTTTATACTTATTTAATTTAATCTATAATTACACTTTTTTATCATTATTTACTACTTTCAAAGAACTCACTTCCTATTGAAAATAATTCAGCGTCTTCACCCGAAGAGTTTTCAAACCTAAACCTCGCATAATAACCTAGTAAACTACTCATATTTGCTTTTGCATTTTTTGTAAATAATATAAATTTTCCTGCTATATCAGCTATATTATAATTAGGATTAACATCACAAATTATAGAATTATTAGTCGTTTCTACAACGGGTCCAATTTCTACTATATTACCTACAGATGTTGCTTGTGGTAATGTTGCTGGGTTTGTTTGCACGTAATACGCTACATCTGCTCCTTGTACATTTGTGTATAACGCGTCTGGATTAGGTTGAACAGAAACGTTTATTATGTTTGGAAAACTTATTGATATTAGCATGTTATTCTATTATGTTTATTGTTATTGTACCGTATTCAGCAGCTGCATCACCAGCATCACTACTAACTGTTGATTTGTATGAAAAAGTATCTGTAGTACCAGCGTTAGTATCTGCTCCTGTATGTGTATATCTTACTTTATTATTATCAAAAGCACTACCGGTACCACCAAAACCACTTAATGATCCTTTCGCTGGACCTTCGCCACTAACTAATGAATATGTTTTATCACCTACATTAATATCTGGATCAAATGCTGTTAAATCAATATCTACAACATTTCCATCACCAATAGAACAATTAACCTCACCGTTATATGAATTTGGATCATCTGTTACGAAATTATCTAATGGAAAAGTTATAGTTGTATTTTCAGATCCAAATCTTTTTATAACACCTTCTATTGTAGCGGTTAAACTAGTAGTACCCATACCTTCTATTGTTGCAGAACCTATTTCTATATGATGGCCACCTTTTGAAAAACTAATAATTTGATTGGGTTTTATATTTTCTTGTTTTTTAGATAAAGTTACTATATTACCACTTATAGCAGAAACCGTTATTGTTTCATTTATATTTTCTCCCCAAGCAACAAAATTAGCACTTATATTAGTTACATTATCTAATGTTACAGCGTTATCAGTAATAGATACAACTCTTTTTTCTAAATATCTTGAATTTGTAAAATCACCATCGTCGTCAGCATCAATTTCGGGTTGTCGTGTTACATATAGTATATCACCATCACTAGCGGTAATAGCACCTTTTATTGTAAAAGGTCTAGATTGATATTCTACTTTATTAGCAGAACTTTTAAATGTTGTATCTAATGTTGCTGCTATACTTAACCCAGTACCAGTTGTATCAAAAGTTATTGTTTTACCAGCTAACTGTGTTAGTTTAAAAGTTTCTAATGCTGACGGAACATTAGCACCAAGAGAAGTGCTGCCAACAGGTGTTATTTGAACACTATACTCTTCGTCCGTGCTTATAGCCGGCACAGAAAATTCAAAACTAGCAAGACCATTAGAAGGTATCTGTAAATTACCAGAATTTGTTGAGGTAGTTGTAAATTGAGATGTTTCAAAGTTATAAGTGTTACCAGCATTATTTGTTATTTGAGCTCTATAAGTAGCACCAGCGTTACCAGAAACATTTAATCTTTGTAAACCACCAGTATTAGGAATAGTATTACCACCTCCAAAACTACCAAATGTAACGTTATTAATTATAGGATTTGCTACTGGTAAAGGAACTGGCCCTGTTACAGAACTACCGTGTATTATATCACTAGGTACTGCTGTTGTATTTGAATAATGTATTTCATGAGCTCCAGGTTGAAAATGACCGTTAGGACAACCAATAAAATTAATAGGATTATACACAACTGTAAACTCTTTAGTTGTTACCCTATTTTGATCATCATTAGTTTGAAACGTTAACTGCTCCCCACTACCTAAATTTTGTTCATCTGATATATCTATATATATTCTACCGCTATCTTCATATGGATAACTAACGACTCTAACATCATTTCCACTATATGGAAAAGTTGTAGAGCTTGCTTGAGATAATATACTACCACCACCAATTATCATACCCGGTATAATTCCAGCTGGATCACTTATAGGTATTTTAGTACTACCAGATACACTATCTGAAGTTGTTGTTGTTATATTAACATTAGTTGTTTGTAGAACAGTATAGTTAGCAGCTGCCGCTGTTGTAGAAAATTGATATGTTGGTGAGTTTAAAAAATGATGACCAACACCTGTCCAAAAAACTCTTTTTATTATAACTTCGTTTGCATTAGCTGTAACAAGTCCAGCTAATTGCCATGAAAAAGCACCTTGATTAAACATATCGTTATTTGGTGTTGACCAACCACTATTTAATATACTAGGCGCGCTTGGTACAGGTAAAGAACCTTGTACTTGGGTTGGATCATAAATATCTAAAGCATATTCTGTAAAAAACGACTGACACGGTGTTGATCTATTACCACCAGGATTATCTGGCCAAAATTGAGGTGTACATAAATCACTAGAATAATATTCTCTTATACAATGATGATATTGTACTTCTGATTCAGAATAACCATCTATATCTATTTCAAAATCAGTTTGGGTAGATGGAATAACAAAACCAGGTGACATATATATTATTACCGTAACTTCATTACTTACTGTAGCTATAAAAGAAGGATCATATGGAGCGTTGTCAACATCCATAAATCCAACAGCGTCTATACCTGTTGGTAACACACAATTGTTAACACCATTTTCGTAAACTATTTCATCGCCATCTTGTGTAATGTAAGAATATGTAGCGTTATCAGGAGCGTCACCACTAATATTAAAATTTTCTTTTTTTACAATATATCCGGGTTCTGGAATAATTTTTAAATAAAATGGACCATTAGCAGCTGTACCCACAGCTTGATATGGGGTAGTATGTTGTGTTACTGTATAATTTCCGTGCGCCATATTATTTTATTTAATGATCCGATGGATCGTCTTTAAATGTTATACTTTGTAAATACTGACAACTACCATCGTCAATAGTTGCTCCAGCGTAATAGTTAGATGCAGGTCCTATCCATCCTGGTGGTCTTCCAGGGAAATTAGGATCGTTACCGTCGTCAGTGCAACCATGTACTTGACAAGCATTATTACATTGCGATTGCGTTAACCAAGCATTACTACCTATAACTAAAGATGAATACGTATTATCTGTTGGTAATACTTCTACGCAACAATTAGGAGTACACGCTGCGGATATTGTTCCACACATCCATAAAGGTGGAGGTGTTTGTGGGCACGCTGCTTGACACGCCGCAAGTGTTGAATATTGTCCTTGTCCGTTACCAGGGTCAATACATCCTCCGGCACTGCAATCCCAAGATTGCGTTGCTACCGATCCGCATCCTGAGTTTTGACAATCTGCTAAACTAGAATACGGAGCAAGATTATAACCGGAATCAGTTGAATTAAGTTGTTCACATGTAGGCGTTGTATTTCCTGGCATAGTTTTACATATCCATTTAGGTGGTTCAGTTTGCCTGCAATTAGCTTCACAATCAGCTAGCGTACTATATTGTCCTAAACCAGTTCCTGGATCTAAACACTGTCCATCAAGACAATCATATGAAGATTGAAAAATAACAACATTAGACGCTATATCTATACCTTGCGTTGAAAATTCTTTTTCATTTAAATTATTTAAAGTTGTATTTTGACCTTTTATTCTAGCAAAATATTTACCTTCTTTATCTTTAAATTCTAAAGTATCTATAGATTGTGAATCTGTTTCTCCAGATCTTAAAAACCAACCTGATTCAGCAACATTGTTATAGTACTCTCCATCTGTTAAATTTTCTGTTATACTAGCTTTACTACCCTCGTAATTTAAAGTTCCAAAACTTTTTATACTTCCAGGAGCTTCATTTAATAAAACATCTACGTAAGGATTAGTTCTTTGGTTATAAAACGTAGCTGTATTTTGAATGCTAGTATCTATATGATGCCTATACATTTCACCGTCATTAAATGTAAAGTAAGTGTTATTTAAACTAACACCTCCATATTGTATAAAAGATTTAAAACTCGGCCAACCATTAGTTCTTTCATTAAATGTAACAGTAATATTACCATCGTAAGTATTACGCAAAGTTAAATTATAACTATCCTTTTTAACATCATAACTACCAATTATAGGTAAATTACCACTTGCAGCTTTTAAATTATCAGCAAACCAATCTTTCATACCGTGATCTGAAATAGGTACTAACCCGTCTTTTGATAGTCTTAACACAACACCTCTTTGTTTGTCTGTAAAATATGATCTAAATGATTGTGAAGCAAATGATTCTGGGTTTTTAGATATACCATAATCTCCAGAATATGGAACAGCTTGTCCTAAAACTCTATCCGTTGATACTAATTGAGGATTACCATCAGCATTAAAAACAGCATCCTTATTAGCTAATAATCTTAACACTTTATCTTCACATAATGTTACAAGATCTGTATCTCTAGCATGTAGTTTTTGTATACTACCAAATCTTGGATTTAAATCTTTTGTTATTTTCTCAGCTTGTATAAATTGATTTAAATTATTTGTACCACTAGTAGAGTTATATATTCCAGAATAAATCAATCCATTCTGTCTTCTTTCTTCTTCATATTTCTCTGCTAAAGTTGTTGATGCTTTAGGTCCCTTGTCTATTCTAACGGCGTTAAAATCATCTCTAATTCTATCTGACTCTACACCATTAGCAAAAGAATAACAATTATGCCAATCTAAATCTATCATTGTATCTGATGTGTTTATATCTAACATAAAAAACGTTGCGGGTGTTGACCAGTTTGGAAAATTTGTAGCTACCCCAGCTCCTTGATTTACTCCAGTTGAATTTATATTGTGTGTATCGTTAAAACCACCAAGAAAACTAGGTTTAATACTAGCCGTAACAGTAGTACCATTTGGTTTTGTAAACTTAAGTATATTTTTTAATAACGCTGCGTTAGGAGTGGCAAGATCAGTAAGCGCTCCAGTTGTTGGTAAACGAGTTGCCATTGGGTTTGTTGGATCACAATTTAGGGCGATTCTATTATCTGACCATTGGTTAACAGTCGCTGGAGAAACATTATAATAATTTATAACCCTTGTTACTGTTGTATTTGCTAATACATTTGATACGTTACTTAAAAGTAAACCTGTTCCATCTACAGCGATTACAGTAGTATCATATCGAAGGTTTGGATCGATATGATTCCATTGTGGTATTGTATTTTTATCATTTGTTGTTACTACTTGTCCAGGAACAATATATTCACCACTTAAATTAGCCGCGCTAGTTAATGTGACAATATCTTCATTTCCAGTAAACTCTCCCTCATCCCAACATGGAGAGCAGGGAGGCATATCTATTGGCTGTACATTTCTTAAAACAATATCGGGATTATCAGAACTTACTATAGAACCATATGGTATAAACAATTCATTTGTCGCGCCTGTTAGTTTAACTGGAAATGCTTGGTCTATTTCATGATATATATCTAAATCAACATCTTCTTTTGGTTCTGTTTCAAATATAGCGGGGTTATCACTAGCGAACATATCTGTTTCAGATTCAAAAGCTTCTAAAATTTCTATAGTAACATATTTATTTGTATGAACGTTCCAAGCCGTGTTAACATTACCATTTATATCTTTTACTTCTTGTTTTTTTCCGGTTGCAGCTAAGTTCCAAGTAGCATCTACAAGTGGTTGTTGAACACCAATCTCGTTTGAGGGGTTTGTCACACCAACTATAAGACCAGTAAGTCCATCAGCTTGTGATAAATAAAAATTACCTATTGGATTTCCTTGAGAAGCGTTTGCTAAACATTTCGTACCAGCTGCTTGATTTGTATCATCTTGTAGTAAAGCTTGAGCTTGACAAGCTGTTGCTAATTCAAGTGGAGTTGTTGCGTTCTGCATATCTGCAGTTATATCTAAAAGATTATTTTTCCACTTTGTACCAGTAGTTAAATTTTCTCCTTCTTGTTGTTCAAGCCAACTTCTACCACTATATATTGGTGAAAAAGCGCCTGGTATTGAACTATTTTCGTCAATCCATCTAGGTACTGATCCTCTTACGTCTTCATCTACCTCGCCATACTGATCAAAATATGTTAATGTATCGTCACTTTTTTCTCTGTAATAATAACCAGTATGCTCCATGTGCATATATATTCTTCTGGTTTTATTACTTCTATAATATTTACATTTAGCAGAGCCGCAATGATTATATATACCACTACCATGAACATCACCATACATTCTATCTCCATGTGATTTTGTTTTTGTTACTCTATATATATTTCCATTAGGATCTTCTTTCCATCTGAAAAAAGTACCAACTTTTATTATTTTATAATAAAAATTTTGCTGATCTTGTTGGTGTCTACCAATACTAAAACCTCTTTTACCTCCATCCTCAATACCAGTTAATCCTAATTCTAAATGACAACTTAATTCCGGGGCTTTATTCGATGGTCTAGAACCATTAATTCCATAGCCATTATCTACTCCGTATCCTGTGGCGCTACCTCTACGTAGATCATCTATAAAAAAAGCTTCATTTCTTCCAGTGTGTTTTCTCATTTTCTTTTTCCAACCCTGACTAGAGTCATACCATTGAGACTCTCTACTCCATCTAGTATTCGGATCCATGTTTCTAATAAAATACTGTCTAGCAAAGTTTGATACGACAAACTGTTTGCCTGTTAGACTTGCGTTTTTTAAAGTTATTTTATTTATAAGCGCAGTTTCTTTTACGACTTTAACAAAGAATCTCCCATCAAATTCAGGTTTCATTACTTCTTTAAATTGAGATATTTCAAATTTAAGATCGTAAGCTGTCGTTGGTTCTGGTGCTATACTTTCTATACCTTCACCGAACGAGCCACGTATAGATATAGTTGCAATTTTATTACTACCACCTTTAACTTTTATAGATTTTATTTTATACCAATCTGTTTTATTAGCTGCTGAGGCATCCATTAATCTAACACGTAATCCAGCTTCTTTTTCAAGTTGATTTTCAAATTGAGTTTCTTCCCATTTTTGTACTGTAAAATCACCATCATCTGGGGAAAAGGTATCATTTTCACAGTCACCATCACCATAACTATGTCTTTCTGTTTTTACGTAATCTGGTACGTTATTATCTATTGCTAATACTTTATATCTACCCTCTTCTAATACTGGCTCGTCACTATCATGTTCTTTTTTTAATATTAAATAACTATCTTCTTGGACTTTATTTCTATCAGCTGACGCAAAAGACATCCAAATATTACCGTCTTCAGCCTCATACCATCTATCCATTGCTAAATTATAATATTCATTAGAGGTTTCTTTAACAAAAACTTTAAATGTTTCTGCCCATTCTGGAGCTGGATTTCTAACTTGTATAGATAAACTATTATACTCAGCAGCTTGTTGTTTACCTATATTAAAAGAAGCTTTTTCATTAGTTAAGACTGGAGTTTCTCTACCATAAATATCTTTATATACAACTCCTAATTGGTAAGTTCTTAAAGATTTTATAGACTTACCTGGTTGACCTAAAACATCTATCTCAGCAAGAATACTGTCTATAGATCTTGATTTTATATATGTTTTTATATTTATATTACTACTAACGTCTTTGGGTATATTATAATTCTGTACATAATTACCGTAAATAACTCTATTACCAACAATTTCTTGTCCTAAAGCAAATCTTGGAACATTATCCCATGGTCTTAATAATTGATTAGAAGGAACAGTTGCGTATATTACTTCTGATTCTAATTCTAATCTACCTTTAGTCATAGCTGTTGGACCACCAGATCCAACGGCGTTCCATTCACTATCTGTACTTTTTATTGTTTTTACAGTATATATATTTGGAGAATTTGATTCTTTATATAATATATCTATAGACGTAACGCCTTTTGGTATACCATCAGGAACAAAATCCATTATTTTTAAAAATCTTAATTGATTTACCATTCCAATGTTATAACCTGACGAAGAATTCCATTTGAAATTTCCTGGTAAAAACGCTATCTCTGAAAATCCGGAAAAACAAGAGTATTCACCATCTTGATATTTGTATCTATACGCAAATCTAGGAAATTTAAATTCAAATAGAGCTTTTGCTTGTTCTAATGAAACAGCAAACACTTCACCTACTGTATTATTTGTAAGGTCTTCTACAAAATCAAAAAAATCAGGATCTACTCCTAATACTTTTATACGTAAACTACTACCTATTATTTCCATCAAATATCCTCTTACTTGCCAGTCACTATCAAATGCTCCACCTACGTTAATATTAATTTCATCATTAGAAAATAATAATATATCACCAACTTCATATTCTGGCATATTACCCGACATAGGTATTTCTAATACAGAATCTACATTAGGTTGTCTTACTTCAAAAACACCATTACCAATATCTACTCGAGTTGTAAGATTTACCAAATCCGTACGACCAGCAATCTCTCCTCTACCATCTATATTATTATACATTTCTAATATTGGTGGTTTTAATGGAGAACGTTTTACCATAGTTATATGCTCCTCTTGCATTGGTTTTTCAGATTGCACACTACCATCTTCAGCGCGAACCCTAAATTTAGATCTTTGATGAAAACCTGATGTTCCTTCTTTTGATCTTTGTATATTTATTTTTTTAGGTTCAGATACATTATCTGTCCAAAATAACAAATCATCTATAATATTTATCCCAGTTATAATATTAGATGGTTTAAAATTTAAAATTTTTTTACGATTATAAACAATTGTACTTACTCGCATTGCTGGGTCTACAACCCAAGGCATATATAAGCTTACGTCATCTACGAATGTTAAACTATTACTCGCTGTATTTGTAGAGTATAATTCTGTTTCAAGTAACATTATTCCATTTGAATTATAAAAAGTAACTGTATTACCTGGGGTACTATCTACATTCGCAACACCATCAGTGGCAATAGTATCCATAAATATTTTACGGGTATCAGTGTCTATAGAATCAATTTCTGATGCTCTATATGTAACCATATGAACATCTACAATAACAGGAAATACATTACCATCTTTATACTCAACAATCATATCCTTAACTATATGACCACTAGCGGCATGCGTGTATTCTTTACATGTTACAAATAAGTATATAGTATCTTCTCTACCATGTGCATAAGATCCTACTATTTCTCCTCCTTGTGGAGCCAACCTATTACTAGGTGTATCTAGTACCGTATTGTAAGCCATAATATTACCACGAGTAGACTGAACAGTACCCACAGCATCAGACTCGGATGTGGCCACCTCTATATTCATAGCTTCTCTATACTCTCCATCAGATACTAATCTCTCATCAAGATCTTTATTCATACGACCTTTGAGAAAATTATGCTTCATTTCAGGCATACGTTAGTGTTTTATTTGTTTTGATTTACCTCTTAATATTTGTGTTAATTCTTCCATTTTTAGATTGGACAATCTTAATTTAGCTTTTCTTACCTCTGCAAATCTCTCTTTTTTAAATCTTGTAACTAAATACTCTTGTACATTAGCTTTGGTGGCTAATACAGCATGCGCCATCCATTTATACATTGCTTCTTCAGCAAATTTATGTACAACCATTTCAGAGTCTGTTCCCAAGCCATCACTTATATATTTTAATATAACTGTTTTACCGCCTATATTAGAACTAAAGTGTATTTTACCAGTATTATCATCTATGTAAAAAGAACCATTTGCTTGAGCGTACTGTGGGTCTATACCATATCTCTGTCCATGATTTAAAAAGTAATTATCAGCATCTACAGCATTATCGGAATTAGTTGACTCATCAGTAGCTACTGGATTGTTTGTTGTACTTTGATAATTTGTCCAAGTTGTTGATGTGGTTGTTTGTAAGTTATCTAAAGCGGTTTCAGATTTTACAGAGATATCATCTATATAGTTTGTGCTAGTTACAGCGGTAACATCTGAAAATACCGTTCTACTTGTTATTAGAACATATACAGAACTATATGCACTAACATCCACACTGGTTAGTTCTTTTGTAGCAGCTGTATCATCTCCAGCATTCCACTCTAAATAAGCTATATCAGGTGGATTAATATTATCTGTTATATTATTTGTATTATATGGGTTTGTATCATTATCACCGGGAACAGTACTTAATCCAAATCTTAAAAGACCAGCGTCACTTTTACCCGCTTCTGCAGCTGCGGACGTACCACTCGCGGATATTGTTACAAAATCTATTCCAGTAACATCTATTTCTTGCCAAACAGCGTAAACTCTACCTGGAAAATTTCCAGAATACGAAAATGGATTAGTACCTATCGCTAATTGACCATTTGAAATACTTATTGTGTCTGGATCTGATGGTGAATTTGGATTTATATAAGAGTGTACCCAGGGTAATGCGAACGCACTAGAGAAATCATTGTTAGTAACAAGTTCATTCCCCGCTACAGGACCAAAATCATAATTACCATTATCTTGTTGTAAAATTTTAAGTGGATTTGAAGATTTAGATATTGGATATATTATACGCTCTATACCAGCGCTATCGCTCCATGTTAACTTTACATAATTAACATAATCCTGAGGTAACATCATTGTTAAGTGTGGTGGTAGTTCTATTTCTTGAGCTTTTATAGATCTTAGAGTATCATAGCTTAATTCTGCTAAACCTCTTTTTGCATGAAAAGCTACATCTGTTCTTTTTACTTTAGATATTATTTTACCTTCACCAACGTAGGCAACCATAAAGTTGTTTACTATATCTTCTAAAGATATAAATTGATAATTACCAAGATTTGAACCTTGATAATAACTTGCTTGAGTTGTTCCGTCTAGTAATCCCATTTATTATTGATTTTTTCTTGTTATAACTTCTGCTTCTTCATTTCCAGCTATTTGTACTATTCCTGGTTTATTTATTACGATACCCGCTAATTCTAATATTTTAATAACAAGCAAAGTTTCTTCAGAACGATGTAATTCAAAATCTGTTGATGCTGAAGCGTTATATAGCGCTTCTCCTCGTGTTATAACATATCCCCATTCTACTCTAGTTGGTATACGTAAATAGTTACACGTAATTCCTGAATCAATATCATCGGGGAATATTTGAAATGCTGTTCCAGAAGTTGTAATGTAAACCGGTCTAGTTAGTGAAGGTTGTGCTAGCGGCGTCTGATTAAATAGTATTATGTCTTTTTGACTTACTAATTCTATTTCAGTTAACGTGTTTGTATTTGGAGTTTGATAAAAAAGTGTTCCTATTTTATAATTATTAGGAAAGGTACCAGCGCCAGTTACAACCGTAATAGCTTCATTAAAAACTTCAAAAACACTAAGTTTTTCATCTAAAGTTGTTGAACTATCTGAGTATTCAGTGTTATTACCTGGATCATTTCTTACTGTTCCTTTTTTATCAGAAAAGTAGGAATCAAGTATAGCCATTTGAGCTTGATTCGCTAACAAATTAAATTCTTGTGGTGTTATGTATCCTCTTTGTTCTTTATTAGCCAAAGTTAAAACTCTTTGATATACTGTGTCTACATTTACTGCCATTTATTTTATTTTTTATATGGAAAAGCTTTGTTTAAAGCTTCTCTTCGTTTTTTGCAACCACAATCTTTACCAGTTACTTTTTCTACAACTTTTTTAATTCCGGTTGCTTTTGTAAATTTTTCTATTGTATCACCTAATCCTCGTGATTTTTGGAATTCTGATAATTTCATATAATTTGATTTTTTAGCATAGCAACCACCCTTTTATTGAGTGGTTGCTTTACTAGTTGTTATTGATTAAATCGTTTCTCAATATTTTGATAAATTTCCATACCTTCATCAGTTTTAAACCAATGCGCTAAAGCGGTATATGGATGCTCATCAAATGGTATAGTCATTATCTTTCTACCATTAGAACCCCATAAGAAGTTTCTTTGATCAGAAGATAATCTTAATATACCATCTTCAACAGCTCTAATACCAAAATTTCTAAGCATTACATTTTCATCATCAGCTAATTCTAAGAACAACTTAGGGTTGTTTCTAGCAAATACTAACAAATCACGTCTAAGCTCTTTAGAACTTAAACTAGATACCTTAGAACCGATCTCTACACGTAAAATAGCTTCAGCCATATCAATATCAATATTTCTAGCTGCTGTTAAAGCATCTACCTGCATATTTAATACATCTATTTCTTCAGCTGCTATTTTTGATGGTTTATATTCTACGTATAACTTATCTCTATGAGGATGATATAAACTTAATAGTTTTTGTAAGACTACTTTGTTTTTAGGAACATGAAGAGCTCCGTTTCTAAAAATAATGTGAGATAATCTTTGATCACCCTTCATTTCATCTACAAATGGTGTTTGTTGATTTTCACAATATTTTAATTCTCTTTCATATCCTTTTTCTTCGTCAAACCAATAAACATTACAAGATTTAATCATTCTTGAAATTGGTCTTTTATTACCTTTTAAGTTATATAATCTATCTTTTATTTCCCACTCGTCAGATGGTTTTTTTCTTTCTCTTATTTTTGGTTGTTCTACAACCTGAGTAACTTCTTCAGTTACTTTTTCTATTTTTGTTTCTTGTTTTTTTGCCATAATATAATATATAATAAAATTAATAAAAAAAAGAAGAGGAACGGAGAACGTTTACGTGTATGCCGTCCCCCTTCTTTAATTAATAAGTGCTTAGTTTAATAACATAAAGTTATTAGCACCTTGAGTAACTAAACATCTTTCAGAAAGCATGTGGATTTGCATCGCATCTAAAGCAGATGTAGCAGCACCAACTGAACCAGTAGTCCAAGTTTTCATTTTTCTGTTATCAGTTTGAGAAGCTCTATAACGTACATGTAAGAAAGGACGTTTTAAATTCTTTCCTAATGATTGGTCATAAACAGTAGATGTACCAGCAGGTATCATAACACCTCTAATTGCAGCAGCAGTGTTAGCAGCGTTAATACCACCTCTAGTAGCTAAGTCATTTAAGTATCTAAAGTCAGATTTGTAGAAATCGTAAGATCCACGTCTGAAACCAGAGAAACCTAAATTAAGAGCCATTTCTTCTTCGTTATCAAATACTCCGTAAGAAGTACCACCAGCTCCGTAAGAATTCATAGAAGCTAGCATGTCATCAACAGCTAAAGAAGTACTTCTGTTTAAGAACATCATATACTCTTCAATAGCACCTTGTTTGTCAAATTCAGCTAAAATAGCATCAAACTCAGCTAAATCACCACCACCACCAGTAATACCAGAAGACATATTTCCTCTAGCTTCGATAGCAGCGAATAAACCTTCAGTACCAACGTTTCCAGCACCGGCAACAGAACCATCAATAAGAGCGTTACCGTCTAATTGAGAATCAGCTAAGTTTAATTCACCTTCTAACATTGCCATTTCTAAATAATCAGTAAAACGTGCTCTAGTGTCAGATTCAGCTTTTAAATACCATAGGTATCCAGAAGCACCTTCTTCAGACGTAACTTCAACCCAACCAATTCTAGCTGTATCAGAACCTGATACTTCGTAGTAATCTTTTAAGATAATTGGTTTGTTTTGGAAAGTTTGGAAAGAAGGCTCATTAGCACCTCTTTGATCAGTAGCAGCACTGTTTGCACTGTTGTTATAACTTACACCTTTACCATATTCAGAACCATAAACTAGTATAGTTGTATCTTGAGTTCCACCAGTAGTTGTTATACTAGCAGTATTTAAAGATGCAAAGTCATAAGGTAATACATCGATCATAGAACCTGTATCAACAGCTTCTACAAGACATTTTACAACACCTTCAGAGTTCGCTACAATAACTGTATCATTAACTCTAATACCGTGATTTGCACCAATATCATTTCCATCAATATCAGTTTCAATCTCTATTTGTCCACCAGATGCTGTACCTCCTGTAGCACTTTCAATGTGACCTTTATAAGATAAGTGTAGTCTACCTTGTTCAGACCATACAACTCTATCAGCTTGCATAGCCTCTTCAGCTCCAACTTGCGAAAGGAAACCTGAAATAGTTCTCGGTCCGAAAACTTCAGCTTCTTTCTCCATTAGATCTGGTAAATATTGTTGAGCCCACGTTGTATCCGTAGTACCCGTAAAATCTAGGTAATTTGTTTGTAGTGTTTGTGGCACTGGTGCCGGCACACTATTCAAACTACCTCCTGCAGTAATTGCCATAATTTTTAATTTTTAAATTGTTATTTATTTTCGTTTTTTAATTTTAAATTGAAAATCAGATTCTAAATTCAAAGCTTTTGCGCTTATACCACTAGTATTAATATTATTACTTAATTCTTGTCGTGGATCCATGTTTACATTTTTAGATTTAGCAATACTTTCTTTTAAAGCATCTGCTTTACCTTGTTCGTAAAAATGATTTGCAATAGCATCAGAATTCATAGCAGTAAACAAACCTTTATGATAACCTGCGGCATCTTCCATTAAATTATCTTTATTCAAGAACTTCTTGACAAAATTATTAATGTCTGCTTGGTTTTCTTTAGTCTGGTTAATATCTTTAACATTAAATCTATATCTTTTATCTCCAACTTTATATTCAAATCCTTTAAAATTTTCATTGAATATTTCATCGGTTTTATTTAAAAATATAGATTTTGCTTCTTCTGACAGTTGTTGAATCTTTTCTGATTCCTCTTTATAACTACTAAAGAATTCAATAGCTTCTTGTTGCTCACTTGTGAGTTTAGAACCCATTTTAATGTCTTCGTAGTATTTGGACTTTATCCCGTCCAGGTGGGTTTTAGCGCTGGCAACTTGCTCTTTTAACGCTAATTTTTTTCTTTTAATATCTTTTTCATCATCTAAAGTTTCATCATATTTAAAATTATCTTCCATTATGAAAGATATTTCATCATCACTTAAGTGTGGTTTTGTATCTTTATAATAAGCTCTTAATAACTCATCACTTTCCCACTTACCATAATCCTGATTTAGATTTATATAATCCTGTAAATCCCCACCAGTATCTTTCATAAAATCTACAACTTTTTGAATATTTTCTGGTAATTCAGGTTCTTTAGACGTAATTGGTTTTTCTTTTACTTCTTCATCAGTAACTTCTTCTAAAACGAAATCTTGTGAAGAGTCTTTTACTTCTACGTTTTCAATAGTTTTTTCTTCATTTTCTTTAGTTAAATCTACTTTTGTAACCTCTTTTTCTTCTTCTTTAACTTTGGTTTTACTTAAGTCAACTTTTATAGGTTCACCAGTATCCACTTTCTTTTTCATAGAAGTTTTCTTTTTAACTTTTATTTTCCCAACCTCAGCATCTGCCTTGGGTTGTTCTTTAGTAGTGACTTCTTCCACTACTACTTCTTTAGTTTCTTTTTTTGCCATAATAAAATATTATATAATTAATAAAAATTTAAGTTTCCTTATAATCCTATACCCGTACCAACACCGCTCATAATATTATCAAACTTTGATTCAAAATTTGTTGGTGGTAAATCTTTGTTTCTTTGTTCAATTAATTGAGATTGTTGTGTAGCTTGTATTTTTGTTCTTTCATCTTTACGATCTTCTTTTTCCATATCTTTTGATTGCACTGCATCAACTTCCATTTTGTTTAATCTTAAGTTGATTGCAAATTCATGATCCATAAGTTGTTTTTTAAGATCTGCCTCCATCATCATTTCTTGAGATTTTAATTTAGATTTTTGCTCTTCTAATTGCATTTCCATTTGCATTTCAGCTTGTTGTTTTTGTACTTCTGTTTGAGCGGCTTGTTGAGCGGCTTGAGCATTTGCTTGCGCTTGTACACGCATATTTTCTTGTTGTAGTCTTTGATCTCTTTCTACTTTTTTAGCTCTTCGCACTTTTAATAACCGATTAGCTAACTTTACATTTTTAATTTCTCTAAGATCAATAGCATCTTCTAAATCTATAGCTTGTTGTGATATAGCTACTTGTATGTTATTTTCTAATAATTGTTTTTCTTCTTCATCTGGAGATAACTCAACAAATACACCAAAATCATATAAATGCAACTCAGACATTTCTTTTAATGTCGCAACATTATGTGCTCCTATAGCTTGTATAAAAGCATCTGCTGTTGGTGAGTATTCTAAAACGTCAGATATTCTAAGCGATAAACATTCAGCGACTTCTTTTGTTAAAAACAACCCACTTTGTAGTATATGTTTTGTTGCGGTATTAGAATTTGCAGCTGCTAACTTTTGTACGCCAACTAATGAGTATTTTTCAGGCATTGCACCATCTCTAGCTTCGTTTAATCCAGTCACATCTCTTATCATTTGTAAATAATAATTATACGTTTGTATTAAACTCTGCATTTTACCCCCACCATTACCACTAGCTATTTCTTGAATAGGTACTTTACCAGGATTCATTTCTGCTTCTGAAGTAAAAGATCTTCCAATAATACTACCAGTTTGGAAGAACATGTTTAAAGCTTCCTGTGGGTTGTAGTTAGTTCCATTACCTAAATCTATTTCAGCCAACCCATCTGCGTCTAAATATATTCCATCTGGAACCATACGTGACATTACTTGTTGTAGCTTAAGATGTGTTAATTGAATCATATCTGCAAAACCAGTAATTCTACCAACAAGTGATTCTATTCTACCATCATATATTCTTGGTGCAACAATAGCGTAGTTCATCTTTACTTTTGTATAATCACTTTTGGGACGCATCATATTTCTAGCCATTTCCCATTTAAGCAATTTATTACTACCTAAAATCATAGCACCCTCAAATAAAACCTCTATACATCTTTTCATTTTACTATAATCACCTTCTTTATTCTCAGGCGGATTAAAAGTATCGTCTTTTTCTATAGCTTTCTCTCCGCCAGATTTTGTTTCTTTCATTTTATAAACCTCATTCATATGGGTTTTATAATTGAAATATAGCACAGCTACTTTGTTATTATCATCATGTGGTGAATCTAAGTTGATTCCATATGTATTTGATCGACCTGTTCCTGATTTAATTATTTCTTCAAGATTTTCATGTGTTAGTTTTGGAAATTGTTTTACTAATTCATTTATAGGTATATATTTAACCTCTCCAACATAATATATATCTTCAAAGTATGGAGATTCAGTATAAGAATAAACAAGATTTGCTGGGTCTACATAATCTATAGTAACACCTTGTGATGTATTATATCCAGTTTTTACAGCACCAATACCTAAAACAGTAAGATCATAATAAAAACGTTTTTTAATAAGCTCGTAATTATTACCTTCCATTAAAACATTTATAGCTTGCTCTTCTGCTAATTCTACAGCTTGCTTATATGTAAGCTGCATGTGTAAATCTAATTCCTCTTCAGAACCGGGTATTTCTTCTTTTTCATTTTCATTTAAAGTTATACCAAGCGTTTGCTCTACTAATTCATTTAAATTTTTAGTTTTTAAATCACCCATCATGGATTCCATATAGGTAGTTCTTTTAGCGACTCCAAAAGGATCTTGTGAATAAGCTTTAACATCATACATTCTTTCAGCTATACCGTTTACTACTATATCTACAAATTTTGGAATAATTGGAACTGGTTTCCAGTCTAAATTAAGATAGGACAAATCACCATTAATTGATAACTCGTCCTTATATTTTTGTATAGATTGCTCACCTCTTGCATACAAGCGAAGATTATGAAAGTTATTAGTTATACTAATAAATCTATTATTACCATGTCTTCCGTTATGAAACCACTCTTGAGATATAGCTTTACCTACTTCTAAACCATATTCACCGCTTATTTTTTCTGCGTCACTAACAACTTGACTTGGAAAACTACTATGTGTATTTCTTTTTAACATACTCGTTATTTAATTAATTTAGATATATTGCCTTTGTTTTCATATCTAGCTATATGTATATCTAATTTTTGTTTTTCTACTTTAGGGTTTGGTCTATATAGATGTCTATTACAAGCCATTATAGCTAATCCAGAACTTATTGACGCATCAAACTTTGTTCTTTTTGTTATATCAAATCTACTCCAATCATTTAACGTCCTATTAAAGTACATATCTCCATAAGTACCATCATTATTTGAACCAACTTTTTCTTGTATATACATTTCAATTGCAGCAGCGTGTGCTTGTTTTATGTCTTCACTTGAATTTGGTATACCTCCAATTTCTTTTTCTGCAACTGATAATTTATTCCATATTTTATCAGGTCTATTCATAGAATATCCTCTGTATCCTCTTCTTCTTAAATAATACAATAATCTAGGTTTATTATTCTCTGCAAGTATTGGCATTCCGTAAAACACTAGTGACATTAAAACATCTTCAAAAAATATATCTGCTGTTTGTGGTCTAGCTATATATTCTAAGAAAAAATGATTAGGTGGAGCGTCTTCCATTGAAAATTTGGTTAATCCGTGTAATGCGCCTTTAGAACCCTTACCATCTACTGTTCCAGAGATATCATAAGAATCGCAACCAAAGGCACCCATATGTTCATTGCCAGGATACTTAATTCCATTCTTTATAATTATTTTGTTTTGTAAATTCATTGGTGGTGTCCAACTAATTTTAAACCTACCTTTAGGATCTGGATAAAATATAACTTGAGTATCTTTTACCCCGTTAACCCATTGAAAGTTTCCTGTATTTACCACAGAAGAACCACCTATACCTTCGTTATAATCTATTTGTTCGTATATTTTTACTAAATTAAATATACTGTTTAAAGCTTCATCTCTAAACGCGTGTTCGGTAGTTCTAGGAAACTGTCTATAAAATTCATTTAAAGCGTCGTGATCATTTTTTAAACCATCTGCTTCATTTTGCCAGTGTTCTATTATACCGTAATCTATTAATTCACCATCTGGCCCGAGGACATCTGTGTCAGGGTTATCAAATACAGGAAGTCCGTACTCGTCAATAAATCCTTCGTAGTTCCATTCCATTGGGATAAACAAAGAGTAGAGACCAGACTTAGTCTGACCATTTCTATTTCTCTGTGTGACATCTGATGCGTTATAAAGTTTTTTAAAGTTGTCTCCACCTTTATCTAATGCGTTTGAAGTTGAGCCCATCATACATTTACCAACTATTCTACTACCAAGTCGTAAACATGTTTTTGTAACTCGCCAATTGTTTAATATATTATCGGGTCTTTCCCACTTACCACTCTCATCATGTACTAGTAAATTTAGTTTTTCACCATCATAACTATTATCACCTGTATTTTTCCAATCTATTGTAGTATCTAATCCTTCTAGTTCTTCAAGCTTTTCATTGCTTGTTATTTTCTTTCTTGTAAATTTACTAGCTGGTACTCTATATGCTAATTCTGTTTTAGGTCGATCCATACCATCTTGAATTGGTTTAAAAAAGAAAGGATAGTTTACTGATATAGGAACCACTTTATCGGTAAACATTTTTTTAGCATCTGAACCGGTTTTAGAAAGTATCCCATATCTACTATCACTTGCTAAAGTAGCTAAATTAACTGTTTCTGCAGAAGACATGAAAGAAAACCCTGAACGTCTGTTCTTTAGATAACACATTCCATAACATCTTTTATCAGCTTTACAAGCTTCCCAAAATATATAGAACAATCTGTTTGCCTCTCTAAAATCTGGAGCACCAACATCAATCTTACTCCATTGTAGATACATATAGTGTGTACCTGTTATATAAGTTGGTTTGCCATTATTATTAAACCAAAAACCCTCTTCTCTTCTTTTAAACTCTTCATCTATATAATCAAACCATTGATCTTTAGCTTCATCTGGATAGTTTCTCCAATCAAATATATTTTTTAATTTACTTAATTCTTTTGGTTGATCTATTTTAACCCACTTGTTTTTTGGATGTTTATATATTTCTTTAGGAGTTTTTGGTAACGCTATAACTAAACCTTGTATTTCGTATATTTCACCAATTACACCAGTTTTTGATATCACAATAATATCATGTTCTTTATTATATCCGTATTTCCACTTTTTACCACGATTCATACGTGTTATAGTAGTGCGTTTTATAGGTTCTACTATTTTATATAAGTTTTGCTCGTAACTCATTTCGATCTTCCTTCTGCAAATCCTTTAAACACTCTTTCTTTTTTCTCTTCAGGTTCTTTGCCTTCTAAAATGTTTTCTTCTTCTTGGATTCTATTAAGTATTTCAAACGCGTCAAATATAGCTAGTTTCTTAGTAGCCGCTGCATTCTTTAATCTATCAGCAGATATATCATCATCAGAGTCAACAATAGCTTCTTTAGCTACTTTAATTAACTCTTCAACTGCTTTGTGCCCAGCTTGGATTATACGCTTCTTCGTTTCCTTCACTTTCATATTCAATAGTAATAAAATTTGATAAAATTCGATATAATCTTTCTCCGTTGATTATAAATTCGTATTCAGAATTTGGTCTAAAACCAATAACACTATTTATACTAACAGTTCCATCTGAATATTTAACTATACCCATTAATGGTTTTTCAGTTTCAATATTAAATTGATCTGTATCTTTTATAGGTTGAACAAAACAATATCCTTTTGGAGCTTGCCACTTGTTATTTCTTTTATATAAAAATATTTGATCAATAGTTATTAAATAGGTTTCTTCGTTAAAATAACTTCTACTATTTCTTTCCCTTCCTTTTACATCGTGCCATCTACGAAAAACGTTATGATGTACTATAACTTCATCTCCAGGAAGTAAATCTGTATTACCAACTGTTGGTGTAGATATAATCTTTGCAACTCTATTTATATATTGATGGTTAAAAATTTCAGTATTAAGTATTAAATCTTTATCACCAATTTTTTTAACATTATTATATCTTTCTCCTTTAGGTGTTATTACAAAATTATAAATACTTTTCATTTATTTTTTGCTAAAGACGTTTCTAAAACCATATCACCTGGAAACTTATAGTCTTTACCAGGTTTCATGATTTTTTCATTACCTTTATTATCTATACCGTGAACAGAAAACTCTACATCTTTCATAGTTATATCTCCACTTAATATTAAATTATGTGGATTATTAACATCTGGACTATTTTTTTTATATCCAGTTTTTGATATTTTTATATTAGGGTATAATGATGGTCCAGGTAATTTAAACGCCATATTAATATTCTAAGTTATATTCTATAGATACTGCCATGTTTTTATTAAAGTCTTTCCACGGTAAAACATCTTTATTTTTCTTAATATAAATAGAATACTTATCTTCTTCTTCTAAAATATCACAAATAGTATGTCCACCGTAAACCTCTTGACCAACAGCATAGTGCATAGCATCGTTTTTATAATCTTTACCTACTGTAATTTTTCTAATTAGTTTCGCCATTGTAATTTATTTTTCCATCATCTATACTTACATCGCTAGTTCCATATTGCTCGTTAAATTCTTCTTGCAATAAAACTAATCTATCGTTCAATCCAGCAATATTATGCAATAGTTGATGTATATTTGTTTGGAAAACACCAATCTGTAATTGAGCTTTACTAATAGTGTTAACTGACTTTTGTAGTCTATCTAACTGTTCGTTAGTAATTTTTTCTGGTTTAAGGTTTTTAACCTTAGGAGTTTTTCTTTTTGCCATTTTATTTAATTTAAGTTAATTGTTTGTTATTCGTTTTCATACCAACCATTAGATATATTATCTATGATTGTAGAAATTTGTGCTTCGGTGTATTCTGTTTTACCGTTTAGTTCAGACGGTATAGTGCCTATAAAAGAAACCAGGCATTTATCTCTAGCTAAATTATATCTAACAGTATTACTTGATGTAGTTGTTAATTTATTAAAATCAAGACTTGATAGTTCGCTAGGTTCTATTATTACATATTTTTTTGCCATATTATTTATTTTATAACGCTGTCCAAGTAGGTGTATTTACTAAAGTACCGGTATTGCCAGTTCCTGATTCATCCGCAGTTGTAGTACCCGTGCCTTCTTCAAATTGATAATAACCTATTAAATTTGAATTATCTAAACCTGAAAATTCTACATTTCGTTGTACTCCTCCATTATATAATTCACTAACACTTACAGCATCTTTCCATATAGATACCTCATCTATTCTTCCTTCAAAATATGCGCCATTTTGCGTATTTTGTCCTATATCTGCAGTTGAAATAGTTCCACTCCAAGTAGCTAGATCAGTTACTGTACTCCCTACCTGTGTTCCATTTATATAACCTTTTAATTCCCCATCCCCACTTGCAGCGGTAGTATCCCAAGTCATTACGATATGTACTAAAGTGTCGTGTGGAAAGTTAGCTCCAAAAATAGGGTCACTTCCACCTTGATCTGCTTCATATGCTACTACTTTAGCAGTTCCACCAGCCTTGTATGTAAATCTTATTTCATCAGCTGAGTTATGCCAGAATAATTGAATAATATTATTACTATCAACTCTTGCTTGAAATAAACATTGACTTGATCCATGTGAATTATCCCATATAACCCATGCTGATATCGTGCCTTTAGTAACTGATATATCACCAGCAAGAGTATCAACTTGCACATGCTCATCTGTACCATTAAATGTTAAAGCGTATCTATTAGCAAATATTTCTGCTAAACTAGTGGTATCGCTTTGTACACCGTGCCCTAATCCTAACATTATGCTCTGTCTCTATAATCTGGTCTTGGTGCTACATAACATATAACATCTCCAGAGTGTAATTCTACATAGTCATACATACCATATATAGTAATTCCTTTTGGAAAAAGAGTACCTGAACCATCTAGAACTATAAGATCACTATCGTTGTCGCCAGCGTTTGTTACAGCGCCCCAATCAGTATCTAAAGTTTGTGTATCTTCATTAGAAGCAAAATGTGTGTTACCCATACCAAGATTTACACCCGCGTCTAAAATTCCTAATCCACTACCACCAAACCGAACATCAGTAAGGCAAGTTATAGCACAAACATAATATTTTGCACTAGCACCGTCTAAATCTAATATAGCTCCATCACCACTCAAAAATGTTGATCCGAACATTCCAAAGTTATAAGCTGTATCTGTTGAATTCATTCCCATAATTTTATTTTTTTACTTTTTCTAGTGAGCGTCCGCCGAAATAGGCACCGATCACGGTTATTAATACTAGTTGTAACAAGTCTACCCATGAAGCCTTAACCTCAAAAGCAATAACGCCAGCATCGATAAAAACTAACAATACTGTAGATACTACTAGAAATATTAAAACTAGTGGTCTTATATTTTTACTAAGCCATGAATCGGATTGCATATCCATTTTCCAACGCTCAGTAACTTGTTTTTGCATTTCTGCCTCATAACCCATTACTAGGTCTTTTATTTTTGCTTCAGCTTCTGCTTTTTCTTCAGCTGATGTATGTAGATTATCTATAACTCCACCTACGTTTTTTATTAGTTCTCCTGCTCCTGAGGAGAATATTTTTCCTAATATACTCATGTTATTCTATTTCTTTAGCTTTTTGCATTTCTTCATCACTTAATCCACCTTTCATTTTTCTTCTTTCTTCTTCAATCATTTTTCTAGTTGCTTCTTGATCATTTTTAAACTCATCTAAAGCTCCCGTTTCTAAAGCCTTAATTAAATAATCACCACTGAAAACTATATGTTTAAGTTGATTTGCTTTTTTAATACCTTCTTCATAAGATATTCTTACTTTTTCTCCATTATCTAAAACTTCATATACGGCACCAACATCAAACCTTCCAGGTACTTCTTTTTCACCAGGTGCTGGATGTAATGGAGAATGTGGTTTTTGATATAATGGTGATGACATTTCATCGCTATAAAATACACTCGAATCACCACTACCCATGTTTAATCCACTAGGTCTCTCTTTCATGTAATACGGTTTCTTTGTTTGTTTATATGACATAGTTTATGCGTTATGTGCTTTTTTCTCCCAAGGAAAAGAGTGATCACCTTCTTCTAACCATTTTCCTTTATATTTTATTTTACCGTCTTTTCTAGCGTATTTTTTACCTTTCCAAGTAACATCATTATCTGTGTATGCTAAATCACCATTTTCCATATCTTCTTGATGCACCGCTTCATGTTTCACGACTTCTTTTTCTTTAGCACTACCAGCCGGTATACTTTCGTCTATATATATAGTACCGTCATTATTAGCCTCGCCTAATATACCGTCATCTAAGTCTTTTCTTATTACTTTCCAACCCTTATGTACAAAATCGTGACTCTCTCCTTTAAAAGGAAACGCCTCGTTTTTATATTTCATTTTAAATGGCATATTATTCTTTATTTACCCTCAAGTTGTTTTTTAGCTTCCGCTACCATTCTATCAAAATCTCCTATTTCGTAACCATCTATATTGCCTTCTCTTTCTTTTTCAGACATAGCTGCTATTTCTTTTGCAGAAAAACCTTCAGTATGTCCCATCTTTTCATCTAATATTTTGTAAACCTCATCCATATTAACTTTTTTCTTACCTTCTTTTTGTTTAAATGCTGGATCTTTTTCGTCTTCTCCAAATTTTACAGATTTTGAAGAATAATCACTCATTTTGTTATAATTTTTCAATGCTGAAGTATCTTGCATTGGAAATCCTCTCATTTTAAATGCCATATTATCTATCTTTGTCTTTTATCATATCATCTATAGCTTTATTATAAACTTTGTCTGTATATGATTTATTATTAAAAAATATACTTCTTTCTGATGTAGGTAAATCTTCTTCACCAAGAAGTATTCTATATATTCTACTTATCATTTGAGAGCATTTCCAAGATGTTTTAAATACAGAGTACATTATAGTAGTTCTATTACGATGTCTCCAAGTATCTATCCAACCTTCTCTTCTTAGTCTCTCCCATCTGTTTTTATCCCATGAATAAGTATAAACTCCGTCCATGAAATCTTTTCGTGTAAATCTTCCTTTACAATCTAAATAAATTAATAATTCTAAATCTGCATCTTTTAACCCGTAAGTTTTACAGACCCACTTTCTAGTGAGCCTGTAATACTTAAGGATATTCATTTCACGCAAATCTTGCGCGGTTAATCGCATTTACTATGAAGCAGCGAATGGAGTAGCTGAAGTTCCAGCAGATTGCATTACGCCTTCAACAATCCATCTGTCAGCAGCAATACAAGTAAGTATCCATAAACTACCAGGCTCACCTTCAGTTGTTCCTGTAATTTCTATAGATGAGAAACCATCAGCAACTTCAGCAGCAAAACCTTTAGTAACAGTATCATCGTCAGTATCAACGTGAACCACACCACCAAGCATAACTTCGTTAGTAGTATCAGCACATATAACCTCTTGACCAGTTCCTTGGAAGTTAGATATAAACTTAGCAGTCCATCCAATGATGTCACCACCACCAGAATCTGGTAAAGTTAAAACAGCAGCAGCATCAGCAAATACAAATGTTTTTCCTGAGTCAGCAGCGGTTAAAGTGTCATTACCTGTTACAGATTCTACAACTGAATTTACAGCTTTACCAGCTAAAGTAATACTAGTAACACTTGTGATGTTTTGACAAGCGTAAACAGAGTTTACATCATCAGCAATAATTTTTACATTACCTGGTTTGTTACCAGACATAGCAGCCGCTAATTCTTCTAAAGCTCTGTCTTCTTCTCCGTTAGTACACGCTACGATAATACGATCAAAACCAGCAGATGTGGTAGCTGAATCAAAGTAGATGTCTATTGTTTCAGTAGAAGCATAAGCTCCTCTAAAAGCCGCTGCGGTATTCATATAAGAATCATCAGCAGCATTGTGAAAAATTAAATAATTATCTTTCATTTTTTTGTTTTTAATTTGTTAATAAATAATTGTTTGTTGTTTTTAGGTTTTAGGGTTTAGGATTATGGTTTAGGTTTAATTTGCATATGCAGCCGATACATTTATCGATACACATGCTGTTATGTAAGTGCTAATATATGAAGCTGTAACAGTTTCATCAATAGCAGCACCAGTACGACCATGCGTACCAGTTAAATGTGTGGTTGTAAGATCGTCAGCTATAACAGTTATAGAACCACTTATATTATTCATAATATCTTGCATTGCCTCTTTATGGCGATTAGATGTTACTGTTAATACTACTGTATCATGATTATCAAAACTAGCGTCAGCATCTGGTTCGTTTCCAGACGGCATTCTTCTAACTATAGGCGTAAAATATAAAGTTAAAGCAGTATCAGAAGTAGGTTGCATACCCATAAGAGATGATAATGGAAATAATGCTGAATCTCCCGTAGCATCGTCGTTAGCTTGATCTGTTACTGCTCTAAAATATAAATACTTCATTTTTTAATCTATTAATACAACGTCACCAGATTTTATAACCTGATATAATTTATTTTTATATTGAACGCCATGTCCAGCGTGTTTATCGTAATATACAGTATCGCTATCTTTTATTCCTTCTACTAAATTACCTATAGAAATAACTTTAGCCTTTATATATCTATTATCATCATCTAAATCTTCTGTCATTATTAAACCTCCGATCTTTTTAGGCTCTGTTTTTATATTTTCTACAATTATATAGTGATTAACTGCTTTCATTTACTCGTATATTTGAAATTACACAATCAGCTGATATAATCGTATTTACTACACTTACTGCGTTTTTAAGTGCTGACTTAGTTACAAGCACTGGATCTATAATACCAGACTTTATCATATCAACACTTTTACCAGTAACAACATCTACACCTATTCCTTTTTCTGGTCTTGGACTTGTTTGTTTTAAACCAGCGTTTAATAGTATTGTTTCAAACGGTGTTGCTATTGCGTAAGATAGTATTTTTTCACCAACACTTTTAAAGTCTATGTATTGTGAAGCATTCAACAAGGCAATACCACCGCCTGGAACAATACCTTCTTTTAACGCAGCTTTTGTAGCATAAATAGCGTCTTCTACTCTATCTCTTTTTTCTTTTAACTCTACTTTAGAACCAGCACCAACTCTTATAATCCCTACAGATCCAGATAACATAGCTAATCTTTGTTCTATTTTTCTTTTTATAAACTCGTTTTTTTCTTTATTTTTGAGTTTTTGTACTTCTTTTATTCTTTGAGAAATATTTTCATTAGTTTCTAATGTTGTAATAACAGTGCTTTTATCATCTGTAACTACTTTTTCAACTTCTCCAAGAACATCAAGAGATATACCATCTAAATCATCACCAAGTTCTTCGTTAATCACTGTAGCGTTAGTTAATATAGCTAAATCTTGAATCGTATCTTGTTTTGTTGGTCCAAAACCAGGTGGATCTATAATGTTAACTTTTATATTACCTTTGACTTTATTCATTAAGAGCGCAGATTTAACCTGTTGGGCTACTGTTGCTACTATAAGTAGTTGCTTGTTATTTTTTATTACAAATTCTAATATATTTTGTATTTTTCTAACATTTGGTATTTCTGATGCTACTATTAAAACTAATGGTTTTTCTAATATCGCTCTTTGCTTTTCTGTATCCGTTACAAAATGTGGAGAAGTTAGACCACATTCAACTTGTATACCATCAACAACGTCAACATATGTTTCGTCTGTTTCGCTATTCTCCATCAATACAACACCATCTTTACCTACTTTTTCGTAAGCTTCAGCTATTATACTGCCTAACTCTATATCGTTATTACAGGATATAGCGCTTACGTCTTTCAACATACTATCATCTATTTTTATAGCGTTTTCATTTAGATACTTATTTACTTTTTTTAATCCAGAATTTATACCATTTTTTATTTCTCTAATAGTAACATCATATTCTGAGTCGTAAACTTCAGTTATTAACGCTTGAGCTAACACAGTAGCTGTCGTTGTTCCATCACCAGCTTCTTTAACTGTATTTCTAGCGGCTTCTTTAATGAGAGTTGCGCCCATATTTTCAACCGGGTCAAATAAGACTACGCTTTCTGCAACGGTTACACCGTCTTTTGTTATTACCGGTTTCCCTCGGGCGTCCTCGTAAATGACACATTTACCAGAAGCTCCTAGAGTAGACTTAACTGCTTTCGCTAGTTTATCTACGCCTTTTATTATTTTTTCTTTAGCTGAATCGCCAAAAGTTAAATCTTTGACAAAATCGCTAGGATTATTGTATTCCATAAAATTAAATTAAATTTGATTAAATTGTGCTTCTATTTAGGTTATTTAATACCTGTTATTATATGATTTCCTTCTGAATCTACTTTATATATATAACTTTTATCTTCATCTAGCGTTTTAATTATACCTTGTGGATCAGAAAAAGTTATATCATTAGTTTCATCATAAAATTTACCTTTTCCAGTTGATGTTAAAAACTGTCCAGCAATTGTCGATGTCTCTTTTACTCCTTGGTCATCTACATCTTGACCCATTTCCGCTGCTTGCATTTTTCTTGTCTCTAAATCATCTTGTTTAAATGGTGAAATACTTTTAAGTGCAGAAGTGTGTCCACTTGTACCTTGTTGCATTGGAAATGGTGATTGTTTATATCCCATAATTTCTATTTATTATTACTCTATTATTATTTTATCTTCTCCTCCTTCTTCTGATTGATTTTTTGCCGCATCTTTTTCAAGTTGTCTCATCATTCTTTCCCAATTTTCTTTTTGCCACTCTGCTTCAGAAGCTCCAGCTTCAACAGGCATTAGCATAAATTGAGCAAGCGCGCCTACAGTTCCCCCAGCAAGTTTGATTAAATTTTTCAAAGCTTTTCCTCCAAGCTTTGTTGTTTTCTTTAATATATTACGAATTTTACTTTTATTCCCTTCAGGAATATTTAATTGTTGAGCTGTTGTTTTACCCACTCTTGATGGTTCACTAGAGCTAACAGTTTTAATATTTTTATATTTTTCGAAAAAATCTTTACCTTCCTTACTACTTATATCTAAAACGTATTTTCCTAAATCTACTTTATTTTTACCTATTTTTTGACCAAAAGTTGGATCTACTTGCTTTAACGGTGCTTTATACTTTATTGGTTTTGTTGGTAAACCAGCTTCTCTAGCTGCATCATTAAAACCTCTTTTATCAATATCTGATAATTTATCATATGCTTCTTTATCAGGTACTGCTTCTAAAAGATTTTTTTGTTTTGGTGTTAAAGCTTTTGGATTGTACTTAACAGCTGTTTGTTGCATAGGAAAGCCTTTCATTTTAAATGCCATATCTTTAATTTTTTATTTTATTATTATAAAGGTCTTTCTGATTCAACCGGAACTAATTCTTGGCCAAAAATAACTTTTTCATCTTCATACCCAGGATCATCTTCACTAAGTGTAGACACACCAGTTATAGTAACCACATTACCTTTAACTGTGTAAGTAAAATTAGCATCTGGAGTACGTTCATCAAACTGTTTACCAACTAATCCTTTAGGATCTTTTATAACAGCTCCTTTTGGAACACCCTCAACACCATACTCTTCATGAAGTGTGTACGTGTTAGATTTACTAACAAAATCCGGTCTATCTTCTTCGTAGCCATCATTTAAGTCTATAATAGGATCATTCTTTTCTTCTACTACTTGTTTTAACGCTGAAGCGTTCTTTAATGCAGAAGCATATCCACTTGTACCTTTTATCGTACCCATTTTGGCTGGGCTACCTTTCATTTTAAATGCCATAATTATCCCTGATTTTGTTGTTGCATGTAAGTTTTTGTTAATTTTTCTATTTCTTTTTCTTTAGAAGCGTCTTCTTCGAACTCATCTATATTTTCTTTAGCTCCCTCCATTGCGCTTGCTAATTTTTTCCCTTCACTGGCATCATAAGCACCTTGTATTAGCATTTCATTTTGTTTTAACGCTGATTTTTTAGTAAATGGATTTTTTTCTTGTATATAAACCATATTTTTGTTTTAAAAGGGGAGGTTTTACTCCCCTTTATTGATTATTCGAATGTTTTTACAACTTTTGGGCCTTTTGTAGCCTCTAACTTTTTCGAGAAATGGTCGATGCTTCCGTCAATTGCTGCTTCAGCACCTTCTATGGTCTCTCTTCGTGTAACATCGTGCCAATCTTTGTTATTTTCTGGATCATTTACTTCCGTTTGGTAAAACCCATTCGGTAATTGTGTAATTCTCCAGTTACTTTTGTCAGCTAAATGTGTCCACTGGTTAATAGTTTTTTCATTCGGTTTAATTGTGCCAGTTGTACTGGTCTTGTAATACAAATAAGTCATTTTTTTTGGTTTTTTTGGTTAATAACTTGGTTCTAGGGTCTTTCCCTATGTTTTATTCTATTTCTTCTTTTTTCTCATATCCATTTCCGGTTTTTGTTCCATAAAACTCTTTATTTTCAGGGTTTGTATATGGATTTCCTCCAGGAGTATTTCTGTAAATATAGTCATCCTTTTCTTTACTTGTCATTTTATCCCACTCCTCATCGGTAGGTTTTGTTGTTTGTTTCGCTGGAGAAGCTCCTATACCGAAGTTTCTCTTCATTGGTGAGCCTTTCATTTTAAATGGTCCTGACATAATTTTTTATCTTTAATAACTTGGTTTAGGGTACTTCCCTATATTTTTTTATATATCCTGTATTCCACCAGCACTCCAAGCTGATTTTTTAAGATTTTCCCTTCCACGCGCATCTATATCCATTACATCATGCCGTGTTTGTATACCGGCTTGTAACGCTTTTTGAATATTTTGCTGCTTACCCCAATCTACTTGTTTTGCAGGTGCTTCACCTTCTACAACTACAGTTTCCTTCTTTATTACAGGTTTTACTTTTGATTGTTGTTTTATAACATATTCTTTTTCCTCTGTAGAAAGACTATCCCACTCCTGTTGCATTATTTTTCTATCAGAAGGATTTTTAGGCATTTCTGGAGCGTTTGAATCTTGTTTAACGGGTGAATTTCCAAATCCTGAAAATCCTTTCATTTTAAATCCTGATTTTTTCATATTTTAATATTTTGAGTGAGAACCTTTTTTCTTTTTATATATCTTAGCGGGAGTATCAACATCTGGAGCTGGTTCATCTTTAGTTTTATACCACGATAAAAATCCTTTATCTGAAACAGTATAAGCACCATCTTCTATCATTTTATCAGCATCTGACTGATTAAATCCCTTTTCATCAATTAGGTAGTCTTTTAAATCTTTATTAGATTGTTTAGCAGGTGAGCTATATTGAAAAGCTGCAGAAGCTGATCTACCATCTTTTAAATCCGTATTTCCTTCTGAATTTGGATTAATTTTTCCTTTTCTATTTACTGGGTATGGAACACCCTTCATCTTGAATGCCATATTATCTAGTTATTACGTTGTTTAAATTCTTTTATAGCATCCAATACATCTTGGTGTAATTTTTTACTAAATGATGCTCTTTCTCTCTCTTCTTCTTGTTCATCAGAAAATATCTGAGTCTTTTTCATTCTTCTTTTTAATTTTTCAATTAAATTTTCTTTATTTTGGTTAAATGGTGACCAACCTTTCATCTTGAATGCCATAGTGATATTGTTTACATTTATATCATCGAAGCAGCGCCTTGCCCACCACCTCTTCTAAACAAACCTTTAGCTAACGCTTTCCCTCTTTCTTGTTTAGACATTGAATCGAACATCTCCTTTGTCTCTTGTTTATTTTTTTCAGTAAACTCCATAAAATCTTCAAAAGTACGTCCTTCACTAGCATCTTCCATATCCTCTGCTTGCTTAAGAGCAGATGTTTTAAACGGAAAAGCAGTGTTTTTGTATTTAAGTTTGAAAGGCATGTTTTTATTGATTTGTTACTAATCTCTATTATCACACACTTTAAATTATTTTTACAAGTATGACAATAGCTAGTTACTCTTATATCCTATAACCTATATCCTAGTATAGATATTAGGAACTAATATCCTTAGGTAGAGAGAAAAAACACGGTTAACATTATAACGATGTATATGATTGGTGATATGTCGAATTTTTGTTTCATGTATGTATAATTGCAAAACACGCCTTATATTTAATTAGTGTAATATTAAGAAATTGTTAAATGTGACATAAGCCTGTTACTATACCCTTATTAATAGCCTAATGTCATATAAAAAAGTACTGTAAATATTGGGGTACAGCGTCACCCCCCTCTCCTCCCCCAGGGCCCCCTAGGTTTAAAACCAATTTTTTAACGCCACCGCAACCAATTTTTTACGTTTTTGTATTAATTTTTTGCGATTTACATTATTATTATCACGTTTAAATCGTATTTACACTCGAAATCCATAATTATATTTTGACATTTTTCTAGTAGTATTATTCACGTTTTTCCAATGTCAATACGAACTCATATGGATAATAGATATGAATAACAAATAAATATAATATGAGAAATAAACTAACAAAAAGATATATTCAGCATTACTACGATGCAGCAGTAGCTGGAATAATAACAATCGACGAATTCTTTGAACTATCAATGATATTACCAACAAAGAATTTATACAAAAGAAATCAGCAAATAGAAAACATATTTAATGATTAATGTCAAAATGTCATGACAATATGACAATGACAAAATGTCAATGACAAAGAGTCACAGCGCAGTACATACAATATAAAAATATATAATAAACAAAATATATACTTTTAGAATGTAAATACGAACAGAAATGGATAATAAATATAGATAAATAAATAAATAATTAATAATTAAATAACAAAACTATGTCAGTAAAAGTAAATGAAATTAAATCAAAAAGATTTGTAGTAAGAAAATCACTAATCGGAAAAAATGTAATAATTACAGTAGAATTTAAAAATGGTAAAATTGCTAAATATAATCATGATAGTGCATATGAAGCAATGAAATCAAAACTTGAAACTTTACCATGTTGGGAAAAGTATAAAAGTTACACTGCGAGCAATAATGTTCCAATGTTAGTGAGAGAAATATGTGAGTAATCACAATTTCCGCCTCGATATTATAAGATTCACCTTCGCCGAGGTAGATGGCGACGACAACCGTGAGTACACTGTAGTGAGACCAAAATGGTATATAGTGTGTGTCGAGTATAAATAAAAACTGATGAACCAGTATAAATATGAGAGTCGTAGTTCCACTTGTTTAACGACTATAAATAAGGTGAATGAGTACAGTAGTAATGGTTAATGTGAGTTCGATTCTCACACTACTACAATTAAAATAAATGTATAACTATTAAAACTTAGAAATTATGAGATTACAGTGTAAAATATGTAAGAAGAATTTAACTAGTCAAGCAATTCTATTGTTAGAAGGTAAAATTAAAGAAGTAAAATGTACTTGTTCTGAATCAGAAGCGAGAAGATTAAGAAGAAAAATCGCTGAAGAATTTCAATTATTTACTATGTTTCATGATGGAGAATTAGAATTATGATAAAAATAATAATAAGAGTAACAATTAGTGCATTCATAGCTTGTTTTATTATAGGATTACTTGCGATAATTACAATCTAAATACGAATCACTACGGATAATATAAATGTAACAAATAAATAAAATATGTATAAATTTAATATAAGTAAAACAACAGGTGTATTAACTATAGATAATGAGAAATATATACCATTTCAGTTACACCAATTACCTCATAAATACGAAGAAATACCATTATCTAGTGTGATAAAAATGAAAGGTTATGTATTTATTAATAGTAATGAATTTAAAAATAGTAAAAATATAATAGATTGTTTAACTCACAACAGAGATTTAAACTATAAAGAAAAAAGATAATATGAGTAGAGAAATAAAAATAACAACATACGAGAATAATACTGTTTATAGTGTAAGTGTATTCGATAGTTATGGAACTGAGCATCACTTAGGTTATATTGATGCAGATGTTATAACAACACTAAAAATTCACGATAGAAGTATTGCTTCTCACGCTCACCAAATATGGTCAGATGAAGTAAAACCTGAAGAAAATTTACTTGGAAACGCTATTGCAGAGTGCATAGAAATAGATAAACAAGCTGGAATAACTAGTGGAAATAGAGATGGATTAGATTAAAAAATATAAAATTATGAAATACGAAGATAAATTACAAGAAAAAATAGCAAAAGAATATGGATTAGATATACTAATTACTAATCACGCTTATGATAATAAACCATATAGTGAGAAAACTAAAAAATGGTATTTCGAGCAAATGGATAAGTTTATTGCTAAATTAATTGAGAAAAACGGAAAAACTCTTTATTAATGTTAGGCTGGGTGATATTAATAGCGATAGTTTTAACTATGATTAAATGGATTAGAGATGAAGACGAGACTTACAAATAAACGGAAAAGTAAAATAAGACGTGAAGTAGATCTAGAAATGGGTGTAAATCCACCTAAATCCGCTGTGTTTGTTAATAAAAAGAAATATAATAGAAAGAAAAAACACAAACTAAATACGAATAAAGATGGATAATATAATTGAATATGAATTGTAAATGTAAAAATATAATACCACTACAACGAGTTAATCTTGGTTATAAAGTGTGCGTAGACTGCTCCACAACCGAAGCATATGGTTGCGCACCATTAATCAACCATAAAACCGGTAATTCCATACAGATTATGTCAAGCAGTGACGCTGCAAGAATAGCCAAGTTAACTCAACGTAGAGGTTACGGAACAATGTTAAAAAATATATAATATGGAATGGTTAGCGATAATAATAACAGTAGGATATGGTTATGCAATTTACTGCATGTTAATGTATATCCACAATAATAACAAAAGAAAATGGTAATATGAATAGAAAAGAATATAATAGTGATCCAAGATATGCTAAAGTACTAGAGCAAATGGATTTACTAGGAATAATGGATATTAGTACAACTAGACAAAGTAAAAATGGTACAATAGTTTGGAAATTACCAATCAAAAATGAGTGGCCAGGAAATCAAAAGAACGCAACTTTTATTGAAGTAGCTAGTTTTAAAACTGGTTATATACGTAATCAGAATAGTGGATATAGTAATTATCAACTAAATAAAAGAGAATTTGAAGATGAGTATTTTCAAGCTTATGAGTGGAAAACTCTTGATAATGGTGATTATAAACAAGTAAAGATACCAGGTCAATATAGGAAATGGAGAAGAAAAACTTGTAAACTAATACCAATAGAAATAGATAGATTAGAATACTTAATAAGCTATTGTCTTAAAAACTATTATATAAAACGAGCTAATCAAGTAGTAGATGGTGAGTATATACCTAAATGGAAATACGAAAATGAGTTAAAGTATGCTCGTGAATTAGAAAATAAGAATTCTAATCCAGAAGTAGAAGTAATAATTAACGGATTTAAATATAAGATATGAGAAGAATAATAGAATTTTTTACAAAAGATAAAAATAATTTAGAAAAAAACTTAGAAAATTATGCCAAAAAAGAAAAAATTG